GCCTTGCCCCTATAGGACAGGCTCTCCAGTATTGCGGTTAATTCACGCGAGTCCTCCAGCATAGCCGCGACGAGATCCGTCCCTGCCTTCTTTGCTGCTGCTACTCTCACGCTTTCGATAACGAGCGTCCCTTCTTTCGCGGGATCAACCTCGCCAGTTAATTCCCTTCTCAGATTCAAAAGAGTCGGGATATCCTTTAGCGTCGACTTGATATCTCCATCGTTTAGCTGCTGCTGGATGTAGCTTATCGCATAGTCGACCAATTCAATATGGCGCCGCTTTACTTCCTGAGAGAAAACCGTTTCCCCCTTCGGCTTCTGCGTCTCTTCCATCACTTGCGCGACTCCTGCCGCCACTCCTGCGGGGACAGTTCCAACCACCGAGATCGGAGAGAGGATGTTCTTCTCAATCATCGCGATCTCTTTGGATCCCATCTTGTCGAAGTACAATTCGCGATAGAGTGCCTGAGCCTGCTGGTCCGATGTTATCTCCTTCGCCCTCTCGTCCCAGTTCCATCGCTCTTTATAGTCGCGGACGACTGACGGGGATCGATCAACCGCTCGCGCCGTCGCTCTTTGATTCCGCTTTTTAGGGTTCTGCATCGCCCATAACAAAAAGGCTCTGTGAGCCGTCTCACGCTCGCCTTTCATCTTTGCCAGTGGATGCCCTTCGTTATCCTTAGAACTGCCCATAATCGCCCTCCTCGCCTCTTTAAACAGCTATCCTCGACCTCACCTTAACACAAATTGCAACACCCCCACATTAAAAAATGCCCTTCATATACCTCGCTTTGATAGCCTTTTCGGAGTGTAAAGGTTAATTATCGTCGATTTAGGGGGCATAATTATCGTGCGTGTGTGTGCGTTTGGTCGTGTGTGTTTCTTGTGGTGTGGGTGTTTTGTGGGTGTTTTTCTGTTATTGGGTTCTTATAAGGGGGAGATGATGCCAATGTATGAGTATGAATGTAGACCATGCAAGGAGCGCTTTGAGCGCCTTCTATCGTACAAGGAGAGCGACAAGCCTCAGAAGTGCGGGAAGTGCGGGAAGGTAGCGCGGAAGCAGGTTTCTCGGACCTCTTTCGCGTTGAAGGGTAACGGGTGGGCATCGGATGGATATGCTGGCAGGGATTGAGCCTTGTCCGTCGTATCCGTTGAGCAGTCTTCGGGGATTGCGTACCGAGTGCCACAGCGCCGAGGCTGGCGCGTTGTCCTATTATGCGAGTTTCCTTTTGACCGTTGTTCTTCTGTGTGTTTTCGCGGGTTGGATCCGTTCATTGCTGAAAGAAGCCGAGAAGGATGGAGGCTACCACGATTAGCGCGGGAGCGGTTACGGCGCCGAGAACGAAGGCTTTAGAGAATGGGTTTCGGTCTGGTTGCATGATTAGGAACAGGGTGGGATTTCCGTCGTCGTCGACTGGTATCACAGCAGAGATGGAGTATCCCTGCTCCAGCAGTGCGGAGACCCTTGGAGAGCCAATTGCTTCCTGTATGGACAGGAGCGGGAGCTTGATGACCTCAGCTTTTTTCATAGTGGTCGCCTCGGTTTTGGAATGTTGGTGTTTCTTGAGACTGGTTTGATATCTACGCCGACGGTGCAGTATCTCCATATCCCTCGCCACTCGCAGAAGATAACCCGTTTCCCGTTAGCCCTTTGTCTCGCTTTTCGGAGTTGCATCCTGTCGCCATGATCGAGAGAGTTGTCCGCGATCTGCGTGACTACGGTCCCAGCCGTTAGGATGTCGTACTGGTATTCCCTGCCTTCCTCCTGCGCCGCGAACTTCATGTCTCTAAGGATGATCCATTTCTGCATTTTCTTCCTCCCTCTTGATTGTGTTTTGGAAAACGAAGTGCATGAGCCTGATTAGCTCGTTTTGATACGGTGTGGATGCAGCCTCGTTCGCTCCATCGAGTACCTCGGGAAGGATATTGACTGCATTCCCTGTCTCGACCATAACTGCGAGAACGAAGTCGATCCAATGGATTTGAATCTTCTCGGAATGCTTTCGGAGATCTGGGATGCGTATGGATACGGGTGTTCCGACTGCTATCTTGATTCCAATCAGCGCCTGATAGATGAGCTTTGAGATGATGAGGATCTCGGTCCATGTCAGTCCATTGTTATCTGAGAGCATGGTGATCGCTCGGTTCTTTGAGAACTGCCACATCTCAGCGTTAAATCCCTTGTAGTCTCCGCCCTTTGTCTGGTCTGCGTAGTTATGCCAAGCCGCGAGCGCATAGTCTTCCTGTAGCGCTTTTGGGTGATCGAGCAGGTCGGCGACTGCTCTCCTCATTGGACCGAGGAGGTCTTCGTCTGCTGGTCTGAATTTTCTGGTGGTCTTGATTTCCATTTGTTCCTCTGTGAAAATAGGCGGGGCTTCTCACCCCGCTGTCGCTTTGATTGTGTAAACCAACGGAGAGGACGGACAAGCGATAAACCGTCCCTGACCAAAACTTTTATCTTTCGACCCATCCTCGGGTCACCTTGGAGCGAGGAGCTACGTCCTTGATGAACTTCCTCATCTGGGTGACGTTTCCAGTGAAATCCATGCTCTCGGACGAGAGTCCGCTATCTGGTCGGAAGAAGACCTCGATCCATTTCTCGGACTTGTTGAATGTTGCGACTCCGATTGTTTTTCCGTCGCGGGTGATTGGGAATGCGGTTTTCATTTTTTCTCCGTTTCTTTGTGGTTATGTCTCTATTATAACTCATAGTAAGATAGCGTCAAGATATTTTTTCGACTTTTTTCGGAAAGGCTTTGGTGGTCCCGATTGCGAGCTTGAGAACGTCGTCGAATGTCGGAGGAGTTGCAAGCTTGTTATACATCCACGCCTCCGATATCCAGTACTGGAGATTCGTGACGGACATCTTCGCCCTTTCAAGGGAGTGAGCCATGTCTTTGAAGTGCTGCAAGTCTTGAGGGGAGAGAGTCGTCTCCATGGTTGCGACGGTGTCGTTCTGGTTCAGCAGTCTGACGGTCTCAGAGATGGTCTCTTGCTGCCGCTCTATAGCCTCCATGAGGCTCGTTAGGCTCTTGTGGTCATAGATGGTCATGACTGCTCTCCTATGAGCTTGTGAAGGAATCCTCGCGCCCTGTCGAGCGCTCCGCTCCAGATCTTGCGGCGCTCTTGAAGCTCCTTGATCTGCGAGTCATAGAGGGGACCGTTTAGAAGGTTGTCGATCTTCTCCAGCTTCTCGCGATAGCCTTTGATGTCGTTCCTGACCCGCTCGATCTTCTGGTCCTTGGATTCTTCCTTGAATGGATTAGACATATTCTTCTCCCGCGTCTCTCATTCTGTAGAGCTTGTTCAGCTTCTCGACTTCCTCTTCCAGTGTTTTAGCGATATTTTTCATCCTTCTGATGAGCCTCATGCTGGTAGGCGCGTCCCGAAGAAGTTTCGTGTTAGTGTTCATTTCTTCCACCCAGTGCCTGATAAAATCCTCTTTGTTTTGAATAGCTTGTTCGATGAACATGTCCTACTCCCAGATCAGGTCGGTGGTCCAGCCGTCGAAGTCTGCGCCTTCGTGGGCTTTCGCTGCGATCATAGCGTCGATGATTTCGTCTTCGATGTCGATGGCGACGAAGTCACAGCCTTCGCCTTTGTCGTCCCAGTTGAATCGGACTTGTTGGAAGGCGTTTTCGATGTTGATAAGTACTACAGTCATTTTCTCTCTCCGTTGTGGTTACATCTATATAATAACTCATAGTGAGTTACTGTCGACAGAAAAGATAATCTTTTTTTGAATTGCCTCGCAAGGCTGCGGTTTTTTATGCCGCGCCTGCGAGAAGGTTGAGGATATTGTCGACCTTTTTGGTGTCATCTTCCCAGAAGTCGAAAGACTCTTCGTTAACCTCGGAGACCATAATCTGGTTCCTTGTGTCGGTCGTCAGACTGAGGCTGAAAACCCAGTCGGACCAGACCCAGTCGCCAGCGATAGATCCGCCGTCGGCGATTACTGGGAGCTTGAGAAGGTTCTCGACCGCTTCCTCTGGAGTAGCTCCAAGGGCTTCGGCGATCTCGGTGTCCTGAGTCAGTTCGTAGCTGTCAAGGATGTCCCTTTCTGGGATGGTGTAGTCGACCCAGCCTTCGGAAACGATATAGGTGAGGTTTGCTTTGTATGTCGTCATGGTCTTATCTCCGTTTGGTATTGGTTAGCAGTGGCTGGAGCGAAGGAAGCTCATGGTCGAGAAGAAGTCGTCGTCCATGCGGCGCTCTGCTTCCATCTCCATCTCTACCTCGTTGCGCTCCTCTTCAGTCAGGAACTCAAACTCCTCGCCAGCGTCTTCGATGAGGATGTTCGCGATAGCGGTGCGGACCTTGGTGCTGTCGTTGAGGTCGAGCAGGTCGATGATCTCGATAACGGAAAGCTCAAGGCAGTCATCCTCGACCACTTTGCAGAAGGTGTCGTGAACGAGGGCGGCTACGGTGCGGGTGGGAGCGAGGAGGTCGGCGAGGGTGATCATTTTGTTTCCGTTGTTTGTGGTTACATTTATATTATTACGCATAATGCGTTAGACCGCAACAGAAAAGATCGAAAAAGATTAAGTTTTTTGGTAACTTAGGCGCAGCGCCCCGATTATTCGGGGGCTGATATCACCTTGACTCCCTGCATTCCTGCGGGAGTATCCTCCCATCGGTCTGCATAGACGCAGGAAAGAGGATCGTAAGCCATGACGCATTTCGACCCAGCCTGCCCGAACTCGCTCCTCACCTTGTCGAAGTAGATGACGGAATGAGGATAGCCGCGCTTAGGGCTTGGAACACCTCGCTCGACAACCACAGCGACATGGGCATCCTGACGGATTGCAGATGCTCCCTTGAGATCGGTGATCTTAACTCGGCGCTGCTGGGCTGCTGCCATGTTGTTAGGGTGGCAGATGAGGAAGATAGTGATCTGATCTTGGACCGCGAGAGTCGCGAGCTTTCGGACCACTGTTTCGATCTCGTTCCGCTCGTCTCCTGATGGCTTGATCAGAAAGTGGAGATGATCGATGAGAGCGATCTTTGTTCCATGGCGCCGAGACGAATACCTCACCGATTCGATTACGGTGTCAACGTCTGCATTCCCATAGTGATCCAGTATCCTGATCGGAAGGTTATCCAGTTCGATGATCGCTGCTCTTCTCTCGTCTGGAGTGTACTTCGTGAAGTCTCCGCCGAGTTGATTTCTCAGGAGCTTCTGGACTGTCCCGATAGGCGACTGTTCAAACGATGTAAGCATGATCGGGGTTCCGAGCCGAGCCATCTCCCAGCACATCCATGTCGCCCAGCTTGTCTTTCCCTGCCCAGTGTCGCCAGTAATGACCCATAGACCAGCCGTAACGCCACCACAGCAGGCATCCAGACGCATCGACCCAGTAGAGCGCCCCCTCATGGTGTCAGGCTGCGCTATGAGCCTCTCAAGCTCGTCCGCATAGTCAAGGACGGATTTTAGCTCGCTGTCGACGTAGCTCTTCGCGTTATTGAATGCCTCGTCTACGAGGATCGGATCTGCGCCACTTTGTAGGACTTCCCCCACATCGTTATGGACTGGAAGCTTGACGCGCATACAGCGGTATTTTCCGAGCTTCTCGGCTACCTTTTTGGCTCCATCGTTTCCTGCTTGGTCGTTGTCATAGAAAAGCCAGAAGGATCGGAAGGGCTCAAGCTGATCAAGCCATTCCTCGGCGAAGCTGGAGGCTCCAGTCGTTGTCGAGACGACATTCGCATCATAGCCGAGCGTTTTCATAGCGAGAACGTCAAGCTCTCCCTCGCATAGGATGACCATGTCGTCGAAGGTCTTGGCGAGCCTGTCGGAGCCATATAGAGGCATAGGTCGAGATGGACAGACCCGATAGCTCTTCTTCTGACCTTCTGGAGGGATGGATCTGAATCTCATGTTCACGATCTCGCCAGAGGTATTCTTGAGCGGAATGACAATCCAGTCCATTCCCTGCGCTCTCATGGCGCCGAGGTCCGCTTCTTTGATCACTTCCTCGCTGAGCTTCCGCTCCCTGATAAGGTAGTCCCTGACGCTTTCCCCCGCTGTGTCCCATAGGGTCTCTTTGTATTGCTGAGGTTTATCAGATCCCCAAGCGAAGACCCCTCCTGATCCTTGCACTGGAGCGCTGACGCTTGGAGACTGCTTCTTCCTTCCAAGAGCCGCGAGGGTGTCTTTGACCTCATGCTTCGGCTTTCGTGGTGCGTCTCCGTCGCTGTATCCTGCTGACTGCGCCCATTCGTAGACTCCGCGCCGCTGGTCCCTGTCAAGCTCCTTATACTTTGAGCCTGTGAGATGGTAGCTGACGAAGTCCAGAAGAGATCCAGTGGCTCCGCATCGGTGACAGAGCCAGCCTTTTCGGTTCGCTGTCGCTCCGACTGGTCCTCGACCGTCGCTGCTTCCTCTGGTCATAGCTCCACATGATGGGCATTGAAAAGTGTTCTTAGGCTTTGGCTTCATGCCCGTTTTATCAGCGATCTCCTCGATGCCTGCCTCGTTGATCATTTCGTACCACTTCATTCATCACCTCCGACAAATTGAAGGGGAAGAAAGAGGTCTGGGTCTTCTTTTGGCTTTGGCGCGATAGCCTCTCGGATATGCTCTTCTGTGCTTCTTGAGCCCCTGCTTCTCCATCTCTTAGCCCTCACAAGCTTCTCATCGAGCTTAGTGGGTCTTAGGAGGCTGTCAAGCTTTACATAGTCCTTTGATAAGTCATTGTCTCCCCGCATGAATCGGGTGTAATCGTCGCGAGCTTCTGCGAAGTAGAGAAAGATCAGATCAAGGCTCTCATAGCCCAGACGATCAAGAGCTTTCTCGATCATTGCTCTGCCTTTTTTGGAGAGCTTAGGCTTGCTCTTCTGAAGGTCTCGCCTGATGGCGACGTATCGCGAGAAGATCATTCTGATCTCCTGCTCTCTCGGACTGGTCATGTCTTTGGTTCTCCGTCTGTGTGGTTAGTTCGATAGTGCCAGAGTGCTACCCCTGCCGAGTCGGTTAGATGGTCAATCGCTCCGAGCTTGTCTATCAATACACTCATACCACATAATAAGTTAGGGATCAAGGATAAACTTGATTTTTTTGCTTTTTCCCTGTTCGCAAAATGGCTGATCTTGAGCAGGCTGTTCCTCCATGACGCTGCTCGGATCCAATTAGCAGGCTTTCCGATCCCAGCTTCAACAGTACCCGCGACAAGACCGCCAAATCTCGCGACTATGAGCGCCGTCCTCATGTTCCGCCCTACATAGGTGTCCTCGACGACAAGGTCTATCTCATAGCCATCCTCGACCGCTCTCTGGACCTCTGGTAGGTTGAAGATAGACGCGCCGATCTCTCCTCCGCTTTTGACAATGAACGAAAAGGGATCGTATCCCTGCCGAGCTTCGGTGATTTCATAGACCCGTTTCTTCTGTCTGGTCCTCTTTCTCCAAGCGAGAGCGCAGACTACCTCCCCGTTTAGCAGGATGGTAGCTGCGCCCTCTGATGCTGGATCGATCCCGATGGTCAGGATCTTCCTGCTTCCCTTAGAATGGGATGTCTTCGGCGCCTGCTGGATCGTCCCATCCTCCCGATTCATCGAGCGGATTGACTTCTGGCGCTCTGATGGGAGTAACCTCCCAGCCGTTGTCGACCCTGCTCTTGACAAGAGCATTATAGCGTTTCCCGCATGAGGAGACGAGCTTTTTCTGTTCGTCCGTCGCGGCGCCTCTCCATCCATCGAAGAACTTGATCTGGAGATAGGTCTTGTCGTTCCACTCCCGCTCTTCCAGCTTGGCGCGGAATGGCTTCGCTGCTGAGATGAGAGAGAGAACGTCTGGACCATGCTCGGGATCGAACGGAGTCGAATAGCCGATAGCATTGGCGAAGTTTCCGATCCGCCAGAGCGCGCCTTCTGAGAGGCTGAACTTCTCCATGTAGAGACCTCCGTTCTCCAGCATAGGGTGATCCATGCTCTCAAGGCAGGCGAAAGCGATCTCAAGCTGAAGCTTGCCGCTCATCGTTGTGCGGAATGAAGCAGCCGCAGGCTGGAGGACTTTGACTCCTGCCGTCGTAACGTCTTTCCGCTCTTGGGTTTCCGATCCGTTGTTCTGGTTGTTGCTACTGCTGTTATTAGCGTAGTCTTGTGGGTTGATTTTAGCCATGTTTAAGCTCCATGTTTAGGTTGCTGATTATCCGAGGAAGGAGGCTAACCCTCCTCGGCTTTGTGGTTAGATTTTTAGCCTTTGCGGTGGCTGTGAATTCGGTTGAAGATGTCCGTCAGGTCTGGGCTAATTATAACCCCTTCAAGCGGTTCTGTCACCTTGGAAAGGACGTTCGCTGAACTGTCGAGAATGAGCCGACGAGCGACCAATTTCCCCCCGTCTTCGTCCTTGGTGACTGAGCGAGTAAGGGCGCCGATAATGGTGAACCATTGAGGAATCTCATGCCCCGTCTTCTGACCTTGGAACAGAGGAGCAATTCGCCGAACGTCTTGGTCGTCGGTCTTGTCCTCCATGAGCGCGGTACAGACGACATTGAAAGGGAGGTTTCTCAAGGCTCGGACCAGCGCTCTGGTCTTGTCGGCGAGGATTCCCCACTCCTGTCGGGTGAGACCCTCAGAGCCTTCTTTTCGCTTCGGATTGCTTTCAATCTCGTCCCTGAGCATCCTCTGGGCTTCGCTCAGGCTGTCGAGTACGATGGTCGTAAATGTCGCGCCTTCGATGGTCCCCTTCCTCATTGCCTCAGTAACGCACTTCCGCAATTCGTCAGCAGTCTCGATATAGACCACCTTTGCGTCTGGGTTGCTGGCTGCGATGCTGGGGATCGCTTGGCGCTCAGTCAGAAGGAAGATCGGATCAGGCGCTGATGCGCTGAGAAAGGTTTTCCCCGCTCCCGATGGTCCATAGATAAGGGTTTTGATAGGTGCTGATCCGCTTTCCATTGCGGACGCTGCTGTAACGACTGGCATAGGCTTCTCCTTGGTTGCTGGTTTCCGTTGTCGTTTGGTCTCTCGACCTGTTTAGAATATAACTCATTATGAAATACTGTCAAGCTTAGAAGAGCGCTTTTTCTTCTTTTTCTTTCTCCTCTTCCCAGCGGACGCGAACGGCTCTCGGACTGATGGAGTCCTTCGGGTTCTCTCCCGCTGTGCATACAGTTCCAAGCTTGCAGGTTCCGAACTTGGAGCAGACTGGAAGCCGAGGAGCTACGCTGTCGATGCTTCTCCCATCGCTCATGATAAGAGCCTTCCTGAGAGAATGGATCATGGTTGCATGACCATAATCCTCCCGCTCAAGTCGGTCCATGTCGCCCCCATAAATGCTCTCGGTGAGACACTTGTGATGATTGCCGTCCACCTTGTCGCGCAATTCAGCGATATGATCTTCATAGTCTTCCATGTCGAAACCATGAGCCTCCACAGCACGCCGAAAGATATAGCTGGGCGGCGCCTTGGTCATAGCCTTACTGAGCTTCCCGCTCTTGAGAGGCTTCGGGACCGCTGGAGGCTTGCTGTTAATCAAGTCCCAGATCACTCCTTTGATCTTGCGCCCTTTCCATTGCTGATAGGCTCCATGCTCGATCTCCCATCTCATGCAAGCCGCATAGCCGACAAGCTGGGTATCATAGACGAACTTTCTCCCATAGCTGGAGATCGACCCTGCTGTCTTGTGGTCAAGGATGTACAGAGCGCCCGTCTCCCTGCACTCAAGAAGCGCGTCTATCTTGCCGATGCGGTAGAAGGGTACAGACTGGAGATAAGCTCCTTCCTCAGCGATCCTCGCTGGTCTGTAGCCGTCTCCATCGTTGACGATATAGATCGGCATGTCGAAAGGTTCGCCCCTGTCTCCTGTGATGGGCATCGCTACCACAAGCTCAACACCTACGCACCGATAGAACGGATGAATCTGGCTCTCCCAGTTGTTAAACCATCCCTCAAACGAACGAGAGATCCTGTCGGACATGTCGTCGACAATCTGGGGATCCGTCTCATGCTCCTGACATAGCCGATAAAGAATAGCGGGAGCCATCTCATCCACTGCGATCTGGAGTATTGACAGGCTTGGGATGGCTTCATCGTCGACCATTATGGTCTTGAGGACATGCTCAAGAATCTCATGGTAAGCAATTCCATAAAGCAGAGCCTCTCCTTTTAGGGGAGACTGTAGCTCTTCGACGTAGCTCATCGAGTAGAGACGGGGACACATGAGATCCGCCTTCTCGGTGTTGGTTATCGGCATGAATACGCCGAGGCTTTCAAGTCTTCCGCTCTTCTCGTATCTTCCGATCTTCGTTTTGAGCGCTTTGGTGTTTTCCATAGTTGATCTCCTGTATGCAGAATAACCCATCCGCCGCAGAAAGGGCGGACAGGAATTGTCCGCTTAAATCTTTTCGTAGTAGCCGCTCTCCAGAACGAAAACCTTTCGGTAGGTCTTGAAGGTAGCGGCGACCCTGAGCGTCTGACCGTTAGGGAAGGTCTTAGAGAACTCAGGAGCGATCTGCTCGCTGTAGTCCTTGCAGGTCTTGCATCGGATAACGCTCAGGACGTTTCTGTGTGGCTTGAAGTGCTTTCCCTGCTTGCACTGGCATGTCATGGTGTACCCGTCGCGGATAAGCTCGACGAGTCGCTCTGAATGCTCAGCTATGACCCTGCGAGCGGCTCGGAGCCCCATGTCTTTGTTTAGGACCATGCTCTTATACATCTCAGGAGCACACTCGACAAACCATGTCGGTGTCGCGGTGTGGCACTCAAGATCGATCCGATCTTTGATCCATACCGTTTGAACGACAGGCTCATGCTTTGGGGTTTTGGTCTTCTGTCTGGTCATGGTTACTCCGTTTCTATACTTATATCACAATATGCGATAGTGTCAAGAACTTTTTTAAAAGCCGAGAGAATACGTCTGACCATCTTCCCCCTCGCAGTCGAATTCGGCGCTGTCGATGAAGGATGAGCATTTGTCGCATGAGACACCTCTTCCGAGACCGAGATCATTAAGCTCTTTCCTGCATTCCTTCACGCTGATCCTCACATCGAACTCTCTCTGGAAGGCATATTCCCAGCAAGTGATCTTTTCGTGGAATCGAGTCTCAAAGTCAAACGTCCTCTCGATCTCCACGCAGACGCTGACCTCTACCTCAACCATTCCAGATCCGCGCTCTGAAACGTCGACGCATCCGCAGCAATTGCCGCGAAGCTCTTCCATGATCTCCTCATAGGCGCCGCCGAACTGAGCAGCGAGAAGACCTTCGTCGTCCAGATAGTTCATGGCATCATAGGGATCGACATCGTCTGCGTCTGCTCCGTTGAATGCCTCATCTGCTGCGACCAGATGGCTATAGCTAACATTAAGCTCAAGCGTCGCGGTCGCCTCTCCTGTGACTGTTCCTTTGATCCAGTAGCCCATTTTCTCTCTCCGTTGGTTGGTGTGGTTAAACTGTTTAGTCTTGATTGATGAGCTTCCATTTAGCCAGAAGCCGAATGATCTCGATAACTTCAGCTTCTACTTTTTTGTCAGCATCAAACTGAGCCTTGAAAGAGTCGTAAGCCGCGCCATCATCCAAAAGAGATTCGTTAAGAGCTTGAATAAGGTTCTGCTCTGAGTGCCAGACGTTGTATTCCGCATGTTTTCTATCAACGCTGAAGCAGGACATAAGGCTGTCGACGTTGTCGAGGGTGGTCTCGATGAGAAGCTCATTAAGCTCTTTTTGTCCTCTTGGAATTTCTATGTCATGTCTTTCGTTGGTATTCATTTTTTTCTCCGTTGATTTGTCTTACACATATAAGATAACACATAGTAAGTTACCGTCAAGGAAAAAAAGAAATATTTCAGAAAAAATAGAAGGGGGAGGAGTAACCACTCCCCTCCCCCAGTGTAAGACAACGGAGATCAACAATCTCAGCGATACGTTTCGACCTTTTCATAGGTGAGCGATTTACAGCGCGAGAAATGCAGTCGGACCCAAGGGCTTAATTGGGATGTTAGTCCCTTTTGTTCAATTTGTCAAGTATGGAATCCATGTCGACCCCTGCGTCAAGCGTCAGGTCGTCCTCTGTACCTTCCGCATTCAGAACAGAGAAGGCGCCGAAGTCCAGTTCCATATAGTGATTTTGATCGATGAAGATAGCAGCTTTCGCCCCTTTCATCTCTGCAAACAAGCCGACAGGAAAATCCTGAGCGTGAGCTATGACCCATTCTCCGACATCTGCCGTCGTGGGTCTTCCCTGCCTTGCAAACATAGCCAGAAGATCAGGTATCGGAACACCGAGCCGATACAGCCGCTTCACAGCGGAAACTTTTGCTTTCATCAGTCCTCAAGTAGCGTATAGCTGAAATGGTTTCCCCATCGATCCGCTCCCTTCTTGACGATAGACATGAAGATCGCGTATTCTTCTGGGTTGTTCATGACTTGGCACCCTGCCGAATAGCGTTCGACAGAGACGGTCTCATTAGCCGCAGAGGCTCGATGGATGTTAATGCCGAAAAACCCAGATTGGACCTTGCTTTCGTCCATGTCCATGATCTTGTCGTAATTGTCATCCCTATAGACCGAGACCTTTCCGAGGCGCTGACAGAGCGCGTCGTATTTTCCTCGGTGCTTGTCGATCTTGTATACCCCGCGATACTGTCCAGCCTTGAGGATGGCGCATCCTTTCTTATTGCCGTTCCCGCGCCCCTCCATCCAGTAGAGCCCCGCGTCTGTGGTGCATTGGAATCCGATGTCGATCCACTGTCCGAATTCGTCTTTGAACACCAGATGGATCTGGTCGTCGAAGCTTCCAGCGGTTCTATTCTTTGACCGAATGCCGATTATGTTGAGGTTATAGGCGCCCTTTGTGAATACTGCATGACCCGCATCCTTTGATCGTTGCAGCAGCTTTGGAATGTCGCTCATATCTTCTCCCTGTTAGTCGGAGATCCTATACCCTCTTCAGTGTTGAACTGTCAACAGCGAAGCCAGCGTCGACCATGTCTGTCTTTGTCGTGTCCCCCCAGTCCTCGGTCGAGATGTTGGAGATCTCTGTCTTGTGATATCTCCCGCTCTCCATAAGCTCATCAGCCGCTTTGTTAGCGTCCTCGGCGTTGACGTACAAGCCAAACGCGAAATAGCTGTTCTCGTCCGTATAAGCGCGGATCATGTAGACATTCGGTGTCTCGATGGGGATTACGTTATCCATGGTCTTTCTCCTGTTGATCGGGTACGAGCCCCATTAGTTCCGAGAGGTTGAACTCTTCCCCTCCAAATGCTTCCGAGATGTTGATCTCTGTAGCGTTGTCGAAGCCTGTCGCGGCGCCGTTGTAAGTGTAGCAATAGAGAGGAACCTTTGTCCTGTTGAAAATGAAATCGATCCCTTTCTGGGTTGGCTTCCATTCTCCAGAAGTACGCTTTCGCCCTGCTGGGTCTGCTCTGGTCGTGGCAAGCTCCCAATATGCGACATACGGATAATTCCTGCTGGAGAACGTGCATTCCTTGTAATGGATCCAGCCGTCTCCTCCCTCGGCTCTGTTTTGGAGATAGTTAATGACGAGGCTCCTCAGAAAGACAGCCATATTCACCGAGAAACGCACTTTGTACTCTTTGGCTAACTGGTTGCACACTGGGCAGGTTTCGCCATGCTTACGGGCGCCCTCCATCCTTTGAGCCTCTATTTTGAGGATTGCCTCAGACAGATGGGAAGGGATGAGCCCCCACATCTGAACAGCCGCAGACAAGAGAGAGATCTGTCGCTGCGAAAGGAGGATCCTCCTATACTCTTCCATGACGAAGCCATAGATCATCTTGAGACGCTTGGGAGTCAGCTTCACAGGATGGGCGGAGTCCTTCTGCCATTCGATGAAATCATAGAGAAACGATGCGTTGAAGCTCTCGTCGTCTATGTCATGATCAAGAGCAGGATCAAAATAACCGACGTTGTATAACCTCCAGAGAAAGTCGTCCCCTCCCCCGTAGCTCGGAGGAAGGTCGATCTCTCCGTCGTGGGTCAGATGGTTGTCAATCACCCAGACCCCGAAATCTCGGACGTTCTCTTTCTGCTGATCGCTCAAGCTCCAGAGAGCGCCGAGAGACGCAGTCATTATCCAGTCAAGTTTATTAGCCTTAGAGCTATTCATCCTGATCCTCGTTTTCTGGATCTGGGTCGTCCCCTTCTCCTGCTGGTACGATGGCGACCCCGTCTCCAGTGAGCAGAAGACCCATCTCCATCTCATCGAGAAGCCGAAGAATGATACAGAAAGGAGGCTGTCTCCTGTCTGAACCACTCGCGAGCGTCGAACATGACTGAGGAGTGATCTCCAGCACCTCGGCGACCTCCTTGTTCGTGTTTCCTGTCTCTTCCATGTACAGCGCTTTGACGGTGGAAAAGATCTTCTGTCTGGGAAGTCTCATCCCATGTCTGCTGTACTTCTTGAATCGGGTTTGTTTCCCTCTGTTGCTATTGTCTACGATACCCATTTATTGCCTCCTATAGCATGGAATAAAGATAGCTGTTCCATTGTGAGACCCAGAATAAGTATGCTCCAAGAGCGGCGCCGATAATCCAGCCGCCCCAGAGGTCCACGTTATCCTCGGTCCAATTTGCGATTTTGTCTGTCTTTCTCATTGTGGTTAGTCTCCTTGTGTTGGTTGTCTTACACTCCGAGTATAGCACAATGCAATATCTAACGCAACAAAAATAACGCATTTTTCCATGGAGCCATTATGTCCCGCCTCGCAGAACGAATCTCAAAAGAGAAGCTTCCTCTCTCATCGAAGAAGTTCCTCGCGTACCTGATCGCCGACGCTGGATGGAAGCTCCTCATGGGTTGGATGATATATCTCAACTGCGAAGGAGGAACACTGACAGCCCTTCTCGCGATGATAGTCGTCAGCGGTTTCGTCCAGAGCGGATATATCCTCGGACAGGCTGCACTGGATAAATATGTCAGGGTGGCTCAAATTGCAGCGCAGCGCAGCGAAAGCGAAGAGGGGAAAGGATAAAGCCCCTTAGTATTATATCCCACTACGGGATATATATACCCTACGGGTATATTATCCCTTGTGGGTATAATACAGGAGGATTTTCCGTTCTCCCTATAGCCTTCGGTCAAAAAACTCGACGCATTCCTTGATATCTTTCTCGTACTCGTCAGCGGTTACGTCTGCCTTTTTTGCTTCGTCTTTGCAGTATGAAAGAATGCTTTTCTTGTTCATGATGTTGGAGATCTGCTCGCACTCGCTTCCGCTGGTCTGGGAATCTATGCCTCTGCTGAATTGCAGACAAGCCAGATAACGGCAGAGAGAATCGTCGTTCCCTTCTTTCGACAGATGCTCAGGACTGCATATCGGCATGATCAGATCGAGGTTTGTTAGCTGCTTGATAACCTCCTGCTGCTCGGTCGCTGTGTTGTCCACTTCTTCGACTGGCTCTTTCTTCTTAAACCACAGAGTGATCCCTGTCCCTGCTCCCGCGCCGACACCAATACCGACAGCCAATAAGATCCATTCCATTTTTGTTCTCCCGCTCATGTTGGCGCTGAATTTTTGTAAGGATGAGAAGCAGGAAGGGCATCCGTTAGACCGTACTTCCAAGCGAAATAACCCTCTATTTTCTGCCTGTTTGCTATGCTCGCAGCCTTGTCCAGAAGGACGACTTCGATAAGGTCGAAAGCCCCGTATTCATATCCTGCCAGATGAGACTGAGCGGCGTTTCTGCGCCCTATTCTAAGGTCTACCAAGGGAAGGCTAACATTGATCGTTATGGTCGCACTTCCCGAGCCTCCCGTTATCGTTATCGTGTCTCCGTTAGTGTACCCTTGACCCGCAGCGTTAACGGTCGCCCCTGTTATGTTCCCTCCGATGTTGGTCGTGGTGTCTACTGTCAACCCCGTCCCTGTTCCGCCTGATGTAGCTACTCCAGAGGATGCCACATACCCAGAGCCCCCGCTGACCACAGTCGCGACGGAGTCGACCCTTCCTGTGTCTTTGTTGGATGGGATGTATCCGCCAGTAGTCGTCGACCATTGGGTTCCGTTCTTAAAGAATCCCCTCTGGTCCGAGGTCGTGGATGCTCCGTTAACATATCCGACGATCTCCCACTGTCCGACGGTGTAGATCGAATTGTTTGAGCTTGGAGAATTTGAGTCGTTTGTGAACTGCATATTCTGCTGAAAAGTTCCGGGGGTAGGATCGTCTTTCAAGAAAAGCTCATAAGAGCGCCCATAGTTCAACAAGGGAGCGACATAGGTGTCGTCGCCTGCATTCTGAGCCTGCCCCACTGCCGTCTGGAAAGCCCGAACAAGGAAGAAGGCTGTTATCCCGTCCCCTGTGTTGTGGATGTTCAAGCTGCTCGATGGAGAGGCGTTTATGAACTGATTGTCTGCATAGTTAAAGCGGACGCAGTTTATCGCTGTCGATCCGTCTGAGTTTCCGCTTGCGATCACAGTAGGCTGGACAGCGCTTGAAGATGCTTGGTTAAGCGTGTTGCTGTTTCCGCTTGAATCCTGCCATTGCGACACCCGAAGATCTGGTCCGTCTGTCCTTGTGCTGATGCCTGTATCGCTCTTGAGCCATAGCGCGAGATCTGCTGTCGTATATGTATCAGTCGGAACCCAGCCAGAATAAGAGGGAATCGACGCGGCGCCGCTTGCGGTGTACTGGAGGACGGTGAAATTGTCCGCGTATGTCGTCCCGCTCAGTATCTGTATTCCAGAGAATCCGCTTGTGTGAGGACTTGCCGTCGTGTCTCCGATGCTTACAGCTACGGTGTCATCGACAGAAAGCTCAAGCGTTACCCCGTTGCTCGCATCTCCGACACACTTGAACTCCATGGTGTGAAGAACTCCGAAGTCGAAGGACGATGTCGGAATAATCGCCGAATGAAGGAGAGTGTCGACCCCTCCTGTTCCTGTGACTTGGTTCCGCTTGTAGATCTCCGCCTTTCCTGTCGCCCTGTTAAGCCTTCCGATATATCCTGTCTGGGCTGTTAGCCCTGCGACTGCTGCATCCGTTCCGAAAGCTCCAGATCTCGCGATCAGACCTACCGACATATTGCTGGCTGTGGTGCTGTCGACATAGGTCGGGAAAGCGTAATTGATCCGAACGGCATAATTTGAGATGGAAAACGTCGCTCCTGTGCTTGGAATCTGGAGAAGATAGTCTTCGTTCGTTGCCGTTGTTCCCGCTGTAGCAACAAGGACATTCCCCGACATAAGGCGAGTCGGGTCCGCGATGGCTCCCCATCCAGCAGTTCCCTTCCAATTTGATCGCGACATAATTAACCTCTCGTAAATGATCCCCAAAGCACTGCCAGAAAACGGTCATATTCCCACTTCTGGAGCTTTTCAGTCTCAACGGTAGTCCTTACACTGCCGAAGCTCGTTTCCTGCCCGTATAGCCAGTTTAAAGCCCCTGCACGCTTAGCATAGGACTTCGCATCCTCCCCGTAGCTGTGGACCATGATTACATCGTCGGTCTTGAGGTGCTGGGCTAAGTGTCTGAACTCTTTCTCTTTCCGCGTCCCGCTGCACAGAACCAGCGTTCGACCTTTTGATTTTATAAGCTTGGAGATCTCCGCCTCTGCCGATATCCAGTCCTTGAAAACAGGCTTCAAATTTTTCGGCGTGTCTTTTACCTTAAACTTTTCTTTCGTCGACTCGTAAGCGTGAACCTTCACCCCGCTCCTCGCCAGAAGCATCGAAAAAGCTCCGCTCCTCGCGCCGATCTCGATAACGCGAGAGAACTGGCTAACAAACGTCTTTGTAAACACAGAAGAAACCTTCCTGTGCTGTCCGCATCGGACTCCTTTCCAGTGATAATGATGGTCTAAGATATATTTTTTCTGTGCATTCACCGATTGTCTCCAGAGCCTTTGATCTTGTTTCGCTTCTGCCTGCTCTGGAGCTTGTCAATGTTCATCTGAGCGACCTCTTCCATAGAGACACCAAGCTCGCGACACATAGCGGAAACGTACCACAGGACATCTCCGATCTCCTTCGCGATCTCGTTTCTCTTTTGAGCGATCAACTCTTCTGGATCTTCACCTTGTCCGTCTCTGATAAGCTTCTTGATCTTCTCGGCTACCTCTCCCGCTTCTCCATTGAGACCAAGAGCCGCATAGCTAAGCCCAAGAAGCCCCTCAGTCGGATACTGCGCTGTCTTTGCCGCTGCTGCCATGTAGGTATTCAGTTTCATTTTCGCCCCCTTATTTTATGCCTTGATAATGCAAAATGTGCAAGTCTCTATTTTTTCTTTCGTCGGCGCCGAGGCTTTGTGGGAGGCTCTGGATCTTCAGCATACAAGCCGTCAAATTCTCCGTCGTCCTCTTCGTCCTCTTCGTCTTCGACCAGAGTCGGAGTCGCTGGCTCTGCTGCCCTTCTTCCCTCTGCAAAATACTGGATCGCTTCTTCCCTGAGAGTCAAGGTTTCGACTATCAAATCAGGCATTCCGTCCTCTTTGACACCTTCGCACCCAACAAGGCGAACGAATCCGTCCATAGGGGTTTTCATAATCTCTTTGCAGGGAACAGATCTCTCCCCGTTTCCTGTGTCAATGACAACGACGCAAAAGCGCTCCATAGTATACTCCAAGTAAAAAGGGGACAGTTCCCTGTCCCCTCTTAGCCTTGCCTGTCAAAAATCTCAAGTCAAATACTGGATCTGAAGAACGTCGCTCGCTGCGAGGTTTGCTCCGAACGTGACTGTAGAGGTTGTTCCTGCCCTTGAAACGGTGTATTCAGAATCATCCGTCGCTGTTCCAGTTGTCAAGCCTTTCATGCGCTGCCCGTTGACGTATGCAATAACCCAAGCAGGATGAGCATAGCTATCGCTTCCGAGATCGTTCACAAGGTTGAACACCTTGGTCGACCCGTCTGTGGTTGGAGTGTCAAGGCGAGGAGTGAGACCAAGCTGAGCGATTCCAATAGCTCCAGCAGTAATCGAAAACTGTCCATTCGTTGCTGATATACCCGTTCCAGCCTGAGCGGTGGCGAGAGTCGCAATTGCTACCTTTTTAGATGCGTTGCTGTCATTGGTTGCCGCAATCGCGATAGCGTCTGTGGATACAGCCAGAGAGGTAGGAGCGGAGAGACCGTTAACGTCCAGAGTGATATCGTTAACAGCAGCAGAGCCGTTATATGCTGTCATTGTGATACCACCACCAACGGCGGCGCCAAGGGTGTTGAGATTGGTTCCGAGAGCCCTTCCTGATATGGTGTTAGAGTCAAGCTTGATCGTCCCATTCGTCGCATCGTATGTCAGATTGGTCCCTGTGATCGCACTGGCGAGAGCGCTGATTGTCGACTTCTTGTTTGCCGTTGCCGACTTGTCATAGAGAACAATTTCATCGTTAATCGAACTCAGTGTCGCCTCGTTCGTCATTCCGTTGATATCGAGAGCCAGATTGCTAACAGCCGCTGATCCGTTGTATGCTGTGAGAGAGATCCCCGAACCCGAAGTCGCCGAAAGAGACAGAAGGTTCGTCCCGAGCGCTCTTCCTGAGATGGTGCTTGCTGTCAGGCTAAGCTGACCAGACCCAGCGGTCAGACCAGTTCCCGCGACAGCCGAGATAAGGTCTGCGATTGTGTCCTTATAGGTGTCATTGTCATCAGCATCCACAAAAGCGAAGGAGTCTGCTGCGACGTTTACGGTGGCAGAGGTAGCCAGAGCATTGAGATCGAGCCCAAAAGTGACAGCGGCAGAGCCGTTGTAATCGACGCTCATTGCGAGACCGTTTGTGGTTGACGACATCGAAAGATTTGAAAGGCTTGAACCAAGCGACTTCCCCGAAATCGTACTGTTTACAAGCTGAGTGTTTGTAACCCCTCCAGTCTTGATCGTGACATCTCCAGAGGTAACATCGAAAGAGGCAGTGTTAAATTTGGCGACCCCCATGTTTGCCGAGGTTGCGGTTTCCCCCACAATAGTAACCTCTCCACCTGACTGCGTGATGTCGATCCCTTCTCCAGCGGTGTAGGTGATCGTTCCACCAAGCGAGACAGCAGTGGAGGTCGTCCCATCGGTGACTGAGATGGCGCTATTGCTAAGCTTTCCGTTCCCTATGCCCCCAGCCAATTGCGCCGCTGTTATGGTCCCCGTCAGAGAAGAGGTGGGATAGTTCGTCGCATCTGTCAGATCGAAGGCAGGAGTCGCATCTGATCCGCCAAGAGAAAGCGAAACGCCGCCGAAAGCGACTGTATTGTTTGCAAGCTGAGTGTTTGCGATGGTTCCTGTAATCTTCGCAGCAGCGACGGCTTTGATAGCAAGCTGATCCGATCCGTTGACCTCAATGGAGGTATTGTCGACATTTACGGAGATCGTGTTTCCTGAGACGGTGACTCCGCTTCCACCTGTAAGAGATCCGCCCCCTGAGAACTGAGCAAAAACAATTGCAGTCGTTCCGAGCGTCGGGTTTGTGTCGTTAGTACAACTCCAAGCGGTGTCTTGGTAGGTCGATCCCTCTCGGACGAACATAGCAGCGGAAGGGAAGTCCGCACCTGCGTCCATGTCGGTCGTTCTTGCCCACGCTCCCGCCTTTGCGAGATAGACACCGTTCTCCTCACCAGCGCTCTGGTTCTTGACCAGAACCCTGTCGTCAGCGACAGTCGTCACCCCGTCTATGCCTTGAAGCCCTGAGAGGGTGATGTTTGCAGTGGTTGCAAGCCTGACGCTCTGCCTCCACTTGAGACCCGCGACAAGGTTGTCGACGTAGCTCTTTCGGGTGAGGTCATCAGCATTCGTCGGGTCCGTTGCCCATCGAAGCTCTGCGCCAGAGGTGAAGTGATAGTCTCCTCCGTCCAGCTTGATTTTTTGAGCAGTTATCGCATCATTTGCGATCTGGGTAGTCTTAAATGTTAACGCCATGGTCGAGGCTCCGTTTTATGAGGTAAGCGGTGTATAGTCTACAAGTAGCACATCTCCAGATCCTCCGATAATTGTCAGTCTAAATGTTGATGAAGGATCGGTCCCCGTTTCGATGACTATGTCGCCATTGGTTAGGCGCTGACCGTTCCAATAGGCTCGGAGGGAGCCGCTTTTGTATACTTCTGGCATCGTGAAATTCTGGTTTGATCCGTTGAACTGAGACGAGAGATCGACCGTCTTCTCGGCGAGCCCAGATCCAGAGCTTCCGCCTGTTATCCTTATCGGCTTCGTTCCTTCTGGGAATCCATATTCAAAGATCTCGATAGCTGCCTGTCTTCTTTTCGACTCGCTCCAATTCCACTGTTGGAAACCGATGCCATCGAAGTTCTCTGTCGCTCCAGTCGAGACACCAAGGCTCCAGCCATAAGTGGATCCCACCACACCGACGGAAGCGAAGTCCTCAAAAGCCGAAGCGTTAAGCGGAAGAAATGCGCCCGAATAGGTTCCGCGAGTTATCGAAGACTCGGTCCATGTTATGGTTGTTCCTGTTCCTGCTGCAAGAGGGAGCGACATCGAGGCGAACTGCTGAGAGCTTGGCTGGAGGTTGTTTCCAAGCCGAACAGCCATTCCACCATTCGCCCAATTCAGTCCGCGACAGAATGATCCTGTCGAGCCTGCCGATGCTAAGCTCACCTGACTGGCTATAGCTTTCGACATTCCTCCTTTCATCTGTCGTAGAGTGACCCCTCCTCCCCCGCTGAGCGGGTTTATCTGCCTTCCGCCACCTGAGTAGCTAAGAGGCTGGACGTTTGCCATGTTGGGCTGTCTTGCCGTCTCCAGAGCCTTCAGAGTACCAGCCCCGCCATTGAAGCCAAGAGCCAGAGGAGGAATTGCTGTCTGGGTAAAGACGGGATTGTTAGAGAGCGTCTTGTAAGCCATCGACCCGCCGACCACCATTCCAGTCCCTTGCTGCCATTGGTTCTGAAATCGAGCCGCTTGCGGTCCTGTCGTCTTGTTAAAAATGAGATCTCTGATCGTGTTCTTTGAGGCTATTGCCTGATCAATCAAGATAGCAGCAGCGACACCCGACTCTCTCTGGAAGTTTTCGACGACTTGCTCTGCGATCCAATTGGCATTCTGCGAAGAGTTAACAAGGTTGATCCCTGCGCGAAGGTTCTCCCACTTTTCAAGAGCGCCGACCATGGTTTCGGCGGCTTCGTTGCTTCTGTCATTATAGACCCAATTAGGGTTTGCGGTAGCTTCTCCGTAATTGTTTTGATCCGATGCAGGCTCCGAGTCGTTGCACCATGTTCTATATTTTGCAATGTAAGCCACAGCAGCGATAACATCTTCCAGCGTTTCAATGCCTGCGGCGATATCGTCAATCTCGGCTATCTGTGACTGAGAAAATGTCTTCCCGTCTTCGCATGTCTTCTCTTCAGTCGTCATCTGTCCGTCGGCAGTGTTTACCGTCGTAACAAAAAAGGCATTGAGCGAAGCGGCTGTCTCACCGTTCGCCCTGTCAACCGTTAGCGATCCTGTCGGCATTCACTACTCCTCGGATGCGCTTGCCTCTGGCGCGGCGCCTTCGACGGCTTTCCCGTCCACATAGCCCTGACCGAAGATATACGCGACTATGATCCCCACACTAAGCTGGATCGCATTATTGAGATCGACCTCGGCGGACATGTACTGCGCGACGATGGGAAGAATCGCACCGAGAAGAGCGAACCAGAATTTGCGGGATTTTAATTTATCAGACATGGGGATCCTCCTTTTTCCAAAATCAGAATAGCTCGCTATTGAGCGAATAGGAAATAATTTATCTTTTTCTTTTGACAATAACGCACTGTGTGGTATCATAAGAATGTAACCAACACCAACGGAGAAAAGATGACCCCAAACGTAACCAGAGAAGAAGCGGTCGCAGCTTATCGCAGAGCAGCGAAGCAGGTTAAAGTGAATCAGTTTTATAATCACACTCACCTTTTCGCCTCTGTAAAGAAAGAGATCGAAGGGCTTTATGAAATCGCTTCAGAAGGAGACGGATCTTATTACGGTCTTGTCATTCAGATCATAGCTCGATGCCTTGCAGAGGTAGAGGAGGAAGATGGCGCGTCGGAAGCTTGGGCTTTATATCCTATTGAGCGCCCATAGAGCAGCACAGCGAACAGCCCCTCATCGGGGCTTTTTTTTTATCTTTCTTGTTGACAGTAACGCAGAATGTGATAGAATGTAATTGTAAGCAAACAACAACGGAGAAACAAAATGCAGAACGGTTCAAACGATTACGGAAAGAAGAGCGGAGCAGACAAGAAAAGCTGGGGTCTTAATCATAATAAAGGCAAGGGAGCGAAGGCTCGGAGGGCTCGCCAGAATAAAGCCATCGAGACCAAGCGTCGTCAGGCTGCTAAGAAGGCTCTTCGTCGAGGCGATTATTAATCGCACTGGAAACACAACCAGCCCGCCCTCGGCGGGCTTTTTGGGTAAAACCAAGGAGAAAACAATGTCCGACATGTACCGAAACGCAATCGCCGAAATGAAGTATCTCGCCAACCCAGACCCCTCGCTCTGTCGATGCCGAGGAAGCGGATGGATGCTCAGCGCCTTCGATACATGGGAGACATGCCCCGTCCATACTAATCGCGGACCTCATCCAGAGTATGACATCGAGACCCCGACACAGATGAGCCGCGAAGATGCTCGGAAGGTTTATGTCGACCATGCCAATGATCTCAACGATCATGATCGGGCTATCTTTCGCGAGATCATCAGGAAGCAGGTCGAGCGGATGGATGTTGAGAACTCTGGAACGAATAAGCAGTATCCGACTGGTCTCATCTTCTGGGGAGCCGTTGCGGACATGATCTCTGATGAGCTTCATAAGTATCGCGCTCATCTCCACCTGTTGAACATCCCTAAAGATCCATGGGACTGAACATGATAACCTTAGCGAATGCTCAAGAAAGCCATCAGGAACGGAAGACGACGAGACGAATGGTTCGCCATTCAGAGGAGGAGAAAGATGGAAGACATGGTCTGCGCTTGCGATAAATGCGGCGCCACCCATCCGCTGCCTAACCTGTACGCTGTGGACAGAGAGACGATATATGAAGGCTCCAAGACATGGAGATGCGACATGGTCTGCCGCTCATGCCTTACAAGCGGCGAAAAAGCCAGCGCCAGCGCTTCCGAGTCGAAAGGTAGCTCTCGTCTTCGTCGAAAGCATAAGCCTCCTGTTCTGCCCTGAGCATCATATAAGCTTTCGCCCCGTCTCTGTACTTGACAAGATTCCAGAGCCAGTCGAAGACATAGATCAAAAGGAAGCCGAGAAAGAGCGTCTCCAGATACTGCTGGAAGTGTATTGTCTCATGTCGGCGCGTCTGCTCGTCCATCTCTCCGCGATAAATCACCATGGCACCGAGCGTTATGGCGCCGATGGTTATCGGAGCGAAGAAGGACAGGAAGTCAAGAAAACGATCCCCTTTAATAAACCATGGAGTCCAGTTTCTCATAGCGCGTCTCCTATCGTCTCATAAAGCAGCCAGAGCCTAAGCGTTAGCTCTACCCTTCCGCGAGCGTATCGAATGCCCTCAACGGTCGCAGAGACCCCCTCAAAGCCAAGCTTGTCATCTGTTAGCCTGACGTTATCTCCAAGCTGAAGCATAAAGAAGAGCGCAGGGTTCCCCTCGTATACCACCGAATAGCTTGGGAGGCTGTAGTGTCCCACCATCCAGTCAAGAACGAACTGAGCGGTCTTCTCGTCGGTTATGACAATGCTCTCAAGAGGATCCCTTTCCCTTTTTCCGATCCTGCTGTTTGAGATGGCGCACAGCGTCGAATTGGTCTCATTGACTTCCAGCGTCTTCCTGTAGTTGTTATTCACTGCGTCAAAGTCGTACTGAAGCACAAAAGAGTTATAAATCGAGCCCTTATCGGATTCTGTTATCGCGGAAACCCTGTCATAGAGAAGGCTCTGACCTCGGACCAGATTGGCTATCGAAAGGCGCGCTCGTCTGTCTGTGTAGACCAGCCCGAGCCCCCTCCCTGTGTAAGCCATCGAAAACATAGGAAAGCTCTTGATCAGAGTGCTTCCAATGTAGTCCATAGCCTTCGCAACCTCTGCCCCGCTGGATCCGTTTATACAGACCGAGGCATTCAGAAACGTCGGAGCTTTTGCCGAAGCTCTCGCGAACATAACCTCGTCAATCCCTTCGACCCCGTAGTCTGTTCCGTTCATGATCAGCCACCTGACCACTTCGATAACAGATCCGCCCGTTGCGCTTGAACTCTGAACGGTTGCATAGACCGAAGTCGAGTCGCTCCATTCAAAGGCGAAGGTTTCGTCTGCTGTGTTGTATAGAGGTACCTTGAAATTGAGCTTCGTATATCTTGAGCCTTTCAGATCTCCAGCGACTTCCACCTCGAAACCTGTAACAAGATCATTCGACTCGGCTTCTTCCCCGTCAACAACGACGGAGGTTATTTCTAACCCGTCCCCTGCTGCCACCATGTAGCTCGGATTCAAGGTCGACCCGTCGAGCTTTATACAGGGAACGGAAGCGAAGCCGCTAAGCACCAGAGGATATCGTTTCCCCTCGGACCCGTCTGGAATGGTTGAGATCCGATCCGAAGTCAGCACGATCTCAGGAACGATTCTGTCGATGGTCAGAGTCGGATCACTGATCTCGATCCCGATGGGCTCATCATCGGCGCCGAAAGAAACGCCCCCGACAGTCTCCCCGATCATCAGGACAAAACGCTTCTCGTAGACGGTGTCCTCTGCTTGAAGGGAAAGCTCAGCAACCCCGCCGACAAAGAAGCCTTTTTTCACCATCGAAAGAGCAGAGTTTCTCCGAGCGTCTACATTTACAGAGAAAGACCTCTGTGAGGCTGATGAGGGGGTGTTAAAGTCATAACTGGTATCGACAGAGGGCTCTGCCTGCAAAAGTGGCTCATATCCGATCCTTGAGCCGTTCTCTGCTGTTATGGTCAGATAGTCCGTCGCCATCCTAAGACGCGAGCCGTCCCCGAAGATGAGATCCAGCGTGATATAGACGTTGTCGTTCCTGTCTTGAAGCCTTGCCGCCCAGTAGCTATTTATCTGAACGTCTCCCGTCGGAGCGTTCGTGAGTAGCTCTCTAAGCTGATAACGGACAGACATCAGATCACCTCGTCAATAGTGACCTTGAGGCTTCCGATGGGCTTCCATGTCATGTTAACAGCGTCCCAGTACCATCCGACATTATCTTCTTTCGATCCGCTTGTAACGCGACCCCAGAGCATGAATTCGTTTGCGATGTCGTCATCCTGCAAAACGAACAGGAGAGGCTCTTGCTCGTAGTTCGTCGCCTTCCTCAGAGCCGTCCTGATCCGCTGCCTAAGCTGATCCGAAACGTCTCCGTCTATCATTCCGCTGAAAGAACGAGATGCGCCGCTGTTGCAGTATCCCCATGTCAGGTTTGATTTGCTCTGATACATCTCATTATTGCCGTTTTCTGCGTCGGTATACTTCCAATTAAAGGGAACCCGAAGAGTCAGGGATGTCCCTGCTGATATGGTTCCAGCATACAGATATCCCTCTGTCTCGGTGGCGCTGCCTGTTAGCGTTACCTTCATATAGCTTTTGTCGCCTTGTGGCGGACTTGTCGGGAACAGAGTCCAGCCCCTGTCAGCGTAAACTGTAAAAGTCGAGCCGACAAGAGATGAATTGAACCCAGAGTCGAGAGCGCTCATCTGAAGCTGGAACTTAGCCGAAGAAGATGTCCCCTTCCAGTGTCGGTCGATAATGTAGGGAACATCCTCGCCGAGAGATGAGGTCGTCGTGTTTGTCAGGCGCCCATAGAATGTCTCTTCTTTTGTCGAGCTATACTCTCCATCCCTTGGAGTCCTGTTCGTCGGTGAAGATGAGATATTGAAAGGATTAAAGTCAACGGAGACCATGGCTCCATCTACAGCGGAAACCCTTCCAACCATACGAGACATGTCAATGGTCCCGCTTGTGGTATAGGTCACATTGTCGGTCGAATACGCGAAAGCCGCTGTCTTTGCATTTGTTCTGAGAACCATCCCCGAGTCATGCCACCATTTATCTGTGGTCGCTGCCGAATTGAGGACCATCTCCAGAGTGCTGGTCGCTCCTGCGGATCTCCACTGCTGGCGAGGACTGGAAAACTTGGTGCTATTGCTGGATGGATATGTATAGGTTGGAGAGACGGTGAAAGTGTCTCCCTCGGCGCCGCTTGCTCCCCCCCATACTGACGACAAGCCAGAGCGGAGATAAGTCGGAGATCCGCTGATAATCTTCCCCCTGATTATGTCGGGCTTGGATCTCTGAACAAAAGCCCCACCATAAGCCATCGTCCTAAGATCATTGCATGGATGGACATAGATATACTTCCAGAGCGATCCTCGTCCCGAAATGTTTCCTCTAAGCATTCCGAATTTAATCTTTTGGCATTTCTTACCGCTGGATGCGCTTGTCCCCAGATCCTTGCTCATAGCGAGGACGTTCCCCGTCGAAAGCCATTCGTCGTCTCCCTCTCTTCTGCATATTAAACAGACTTGTCGACTTGAGGAAGCGTTCACCGTTCCCGTTATTCCCAGTCTGAATTCCCAATAATGAGATTCAAACGGATCGGTTCCATAGGTTCCGCTGGATGGCGTGATTTTTCCCAACAAGACGCTGCCATCGTATTGATCATATATTGCAACCTCTTCCTTACCGACGCAGACAATTATTCTCATCCCGTAATCACTGGTCGAAGACCTTACCGCATTGCTTCCTGATACATATCCTTGTATCTCTACGGCAGAATAGGATGAGGTTGCTCCTGCAAGGACAGCACCATTCTGGACTTTGCACATCCAATTAATAGATGCCTGCCCCCCTCTTTCTTTTACGGGAAAATCCTGCCCTGCGGTGGTGGAATTATAGGTCTGGTTGTCGACCTGATACATCCAATTGTATTGAACATTTGGCGAGCTTGGGTCTCTCCATTCATAAAAGATATGGTTAAGAGTCGCCCCGTTAACGGTAAGGCGAAGCCTCTCAGCGTTCCAATTTCTGGTTGCGGTGAGTCTGTTTTCAGTCCAATTAATTCCGTTTGTCTGTCTCGCATAAAGCACTCCAGCAGGAGCGCCGATCCAGCTAACCCATTCCAGCATAGCTCTTCGATATGTCGGGTTGAGCTTGAGCGGAGGAATAAAGCTCGACTGACCGAATTTTATGTCGTTGTAATCATATTCGGGATTGGTGTCCCATCCCCCATATCTCATATATATATGCTGATTGATACGCGCCGACTGCATAGAGCCGTCATATCCATCCATGAGACCGCATATCATAGAGACGGCGCCTCGGTTGACATAGGCGCAGCCAGAAGAGAGCCGATATTGCTGGGCAAGTTGAAAGCCGCTAACCGCTGGACTTGGATCCAAGAGGATCCCCTCTCTGTAGTATTCGCCAAGATCCGTCCATGAGGCTGCTTCCAGATTAGCCGACTTTGGAATATAGAGGATGTTCTGTTCGTAGTTGGTTGGAAAAACGGTAACGGTTCCCCCACCTGTTATAACCTCTGTGCTGTTTTGGACCCCGACGTTTGCTCTCCCTGTTATAAATCGAGCCCCATCCAAGAACAGCCAGATCCAGTCGGTGTCTTGACCAGAAGCCAGAAGCATCATCGGAGCCTCTACCTGCATCGACAGCGCCGCATAATCAAGGTTTTCAGCATAGGTCCAGTCCTGTGTCCCAGCCGAAAGCCATGTCCGCACGCAGGCGAGAGCCTCATCGAAAATAGTCATGAGAAAGCTTCCGCTTTCGTCTCCAATTCCGCATACATCGAAGGACCAATTATCCGCCCCATAAGTGACCGTTTTTCCCGCATATAGAGCGCTTTCCCCATCATAGGAGTAAACCCCCGCATCTGCCCAGCTTATGCCGTTATCGGAGCTTACAAGCGATCTGATAAAGTATTCGCTCGTATCAGAGCCGACAAACACCAGACGGACATAGCTTCCGCTTGAGGCAGAGCGGATCTGCTGGACTGTTAGCCCCTTGTCTTCGCTGAATCGCCCGAGGATCTCGGTCGCAAGGAGAGACCAGTTCTCCCCGTCGTCGGAGAGATATACATCTATGTCTTTGTTGTATCTGACGAAAAGCAAGAGAGAGCCGCTTGCGGTATCGCATAATGAGATCGATCCCTGTAGGATGGTCAAGGAAGTCGCTGATCCAGCTCCGTCGACCCCCCTGTAGCCGAAGGCTGGAGTATATAAATGAAGGTCATAGGTAGTCCATGCACCGTTTGAGGTTCCCCCCTCAGATGCCGCTCTATGCGCTATTGTGATCTTGCTCGCGGACGACTGAGAAAGACAGGCGACTACCTCTTTCGATGCCTTCGCACAATATGCTCCAGTCGAAGAGTATCCATAATTCGGAGTGCCGAAAGGACAGCTATGCGCTCTGGGAAAGCGTCGGTCAGGCTCTCCCCGATATAGCTCGTCTCCCTCTGTGGTTTTCTTATATACGAAAGTCGTTTCGTCAAGCTTTCCGCTGTCCTGCACTCTGATCGAATAGTCCTCATCTGTCGTCTGCGTTCCTGTGCAAAACATGGAGAGACTTCCGTCGTTTGTTGCCGTCGGAGTCGACACCGATGGAAACTTCCCCCCCTGCGTATTCGTGGACAGGATGTCGGTCGTCCTCACTTTCGGATCTGGAACAAGGAAAAACTGTTTTGGTGTCTTTGTCTTGGATCCCATTATCTACCTCGTTCCGCTGAATCTGTTATATCTTCCGCGAGAGAAACCGACATTCACACCGCTGGCTTTCTTGAACTTCTGTTTCATTCTTGGAGCGTGTCCTCTGTCCATGGCTTTGATCTGGACCTCGTCAAGAACTCTCCCCTCTGCCATGATTGTCAGATCCATCGGAGCGCTCTGAGCGCCGCCACCCACCGAAGCCATGATCGCAGACAGAGCATTCGGATCCATTCCCATTCCAGATGTTCCCACCCTTCCAAGGCGACCACCGACAGCATCTATCGACTGCCTGAGAAGCTCCAGAGGATCCTGAGCCGCGACGATCAAGTCATTCGGAGCGAAGCGAGCCATCATTCCATTCGCCCCCGCTCGGATAGCTTCTGGCGTATCTCCGAAGGTCGCTGTCTCAGCGCTTCCCAACGTCACGATCTCGTCAATAACATCGGAGAAAAACCCTGCTATTGAGTCGAATATGCCCAGAAACGCATTTCCGATTTTCTCTGGAAGATTGTCGAAGAAAGACATCATTCCGTCCCATGCCGATGTCAGAAGCTCTCCGATTCCAGATACTCCGTCGATAATGCCGTCGACTATTCCTGTGACAATAGCCGCAAGCATGAGCGGAAGCTGGACAAAAATCAACTCAAAAATGCCCTTCACAAGAGCGACAAGAAGATCAGGGAGAGCCTTTATGATTGCCGCAATAAGATCAGGGATAAGCGTGATCAGGGAACTGATTAGCTCAGGCAGAGCATCCGCGAGGGCTATAATGATCGCGGGTATCGCATCGACCAGAGCCAAGATAAGATCTGGAAGCATCTTGAGAAGCCCATCCAGAAGAACGGGGATCATCTTTATGACCTTACCGACCAGAACAGGAACTTCTGCCGCTATTTTTTGAATAACTCCGAGCAGTCCAACGATCAGAGCTTGGAGTATTGTCGGAAGCTGACCGATAAGAGCGTCGAGTATTTCGGGAATGGCTTGAAGCAGAGCCGCGATAATGTCTCCGATTCCTCCGAGAAGCTCGGTGACTATAGTCGGGACAGCCGCGAGAATGCTCGATAATAGCTGTGGGATGCCTGTGAGCAGGGTCTCTATAGCATTAACGAGGAAAGTGACTACATTGGGCAATGCTGCGACGAGAGCGGCTACTATGCGAGGAGCCTGAGAGACAATAATGTCGACAAGGTTCTGGACGAGAGGACCAAGAGTCGCGAGAAGCTGAGGAAGCTTTTCGGTGAGTATCAGAACGATTCCGTCGACCAAGAGAGGAAGCGCTGTCACCAGAGAGTCAACCACTCGCGGAAGAAGCTCGATGATCCCATCGATCAGAGAGACCACCACAGGAGGAAGGTTTTGAGCGAGAGCGTCGATGAGCTTGGGAATGCTTTCGACAAGAGAGTCCACAAGGATCGGGATCTGCTCCGCGACCTTTTGAAGGATGGCAGGCGCTCCGCTTGCGAGCGTCTTGGCGAAGTTCATGGCATCGTCAAACTTGCTCTCCACAGCCTTAGCGCCTGCCTCTCCTGCGTCTACTTCAGCGCCGACACCAGCCTTTTTCTGCTCGTCAAATTGCTCCTGAGTAATCTCTCCTTTGCTTAGCTGTTCCTCCAGCTTTTTAAGCTCTTCTTGTGCTTTTTGCGTCTCCTTTATCGCGGCGCTTGTTCCTGCCTGCAAAAAGCCAGAAATGCTCGTCGGAAGCTTTCCTCCCGTTATGAAGCTGAAGGATTTCGTTACAGCCTCAAAGAGTTCTTTTCCGATTGCAATTACAGCAGTGCCGACCATGCTGAGCGTCTGAAGTATGACCTTTCCAGCCTTGACGAGACCCTCTTTCCAGAAAGACCAGCTTTTGACTCCGTTATTAGCGACTTCTGCGTTTGTAGCATCCAGACGATCCATCTCGTCCTGTACGCGCTTCATCGCTTTTATGCGCTCACCCGCACTAAGACCCGCCGATTTTGCGGCGACCTCTTCCATCTTCTTCTCAAGAGCCGCTCTCTGCTTTAAATAAGCCGCTTGCCTCTTGGCTTTTTCTTTTGTTTTTTCGTTGAAAGAATTAACCGCTTTATTTTCAAGCCTGTCGATCTCCTCAGTATACTGACCATATGGACGAACCAGTTCGACGAGGAGCGATTCCTGTAGCTCCGCCATCTTAGCGACATGGTGTCTTTTCTGGGCTTCTATTGTCTCGTCTGTAGCGCCCTCCGTTTTCATCCTTTTAATCGCAGCAGCCTGCTGCGCCTCAAGGATCTTAATTGGAGACTGCAAGCCCATAGAAAGGCGCTCGTCCTCCATCCTTTGGAGAAACTGATCTTGAAGCTTCGCGATCTTGGTGTTTCCGATTTGAGTTATAAGCTCCAGATCGGTGTTTTTGCTCTCTTCGATCCTTTTGACGTTGTCTTTATGTTCAAAGCGCTGAGAGATAGCGTGGTTTAAAAACTCATCCTGTAAGGTTCCCGCTCTCATGAAAGCTTTTTGATACTGCTCCGCTGTTGTGATTTCTTTAAATGGAGCATTGATCCTTTTTATGTCCTCATCGGACGGGGTTAGCTCTTTCAACAGGGCGACGTTTGATTCTTCAGCGAGAAGCTCAGTCTCTATAAGCTCCGCTCTGACGTTTTGAAGATGTGCTTTCCATTGCTTGTCTGTTCCTTTAAAATCAAGCGGCTTCGCACTCGCTTCCTGCACTAACTCAAAATCCTTTATCGCATCATTAAATTGCGCCAGAGTTATCTTTCTTCTGGATAGGAGCTTCTTCTGTTTTTTAAGCTCGGCTTCCTCTTCCTTCTGTTGAGTTACTGCCTGCGATCTTGCCTCGGCTTTAATCGAATCAAGTTCAGCATTGTACGACATCCACAGAGAGACATGTTCCTGCTGAGATGCTTTAAGATCTACAAGATCCTGCCCTGAGATAGGTTTGACTTCTCCGCCTTTGATCTTACTCGATGTTTCTGCGAGCCGAGAGTTATCATCTCCAAGGTCTTCGTCCATTATTTGCAAGGCTGCCATGGTTCCGACGTGCTTCCCCTCCCCTTGCACTCCTGCCGTATCCGTTAGAGCCTTTTCAATCGTGTCTGGAGAGAGAAGCTTTCCGTCCTTGTCGACGAAAATCATTTCAGTTTCAAACTCGATCTCCTCCTTCAAGGCTATTCTTCCCGCCTTGGTTTTACCCATATCTGTGAGAACTTCTTCTCTCTGTTCGACGACTTGCGCTGCTGCGGCTTGCGCCCCCTCTATTTCCTGCTGATACTCCTTTTCCCTCTCCTTTATGTCTTCCTTTACCCCTTCCTTGATTATGTCCGCTCTTGTGGAGTATTCGGCTTTCAGTTCTTTCCTTAGAGCCTCGGTTCTCTCCTTGCTGTCTTGCCTAATTTCAAGATCTAATTTCGCATAGAGCGCGAGGACGCTGTCGATATAAGACTTTTCTATCGCGAGCTTTTGCTGGGCGCCTATGGTTTTTCGTCTGTTGGTTCTCTTGATCGCTTCGATTTCTTCGTCGTATACTCGACGCATGTTTTTCATTGCGTCTTGGACTTCGATAACTCGATCCAGAGCCCCCTCTTGCTCAATGTTGCTAAGAGTCCTCTGAAGCTCTTGTTCCATATCTATCCGAGCCCTTGTCGCCTCTTCCGCTGCTGCTCTTCGCGCTTTCCAGTCGGTTCCGCTTCCTCTTCCTCTCGGCTTCTTCTTTTTCGCTTCACCTTCTTTCTTTTTATCCGCTGCATCTTCTGCCGCTGATGCTTCGTTGATTGCATTATTATATTCTACAGTCTGATTTTTTAATGCTGCGAGCTTCTTGGTGTTTTCGCCTACGAGCGTAGTATATTTCTGCTGTTTTCCGAAAGCTCTGGATACTGCCTTAGTTAGATCATCGACAGAATACGCCGTTTCTTCGTTTGAAGAGATCCAGCCTTCCTGATGAAGGACGCTAACAAGACCAAATTTAGTAAACTTGTTTTGCGTTTTGAGATACTGCTGATAAGCATGATCCACTTTGTTGACTGATTTTCTTGTTTCCTTAAGATCTTTTTTTGCTATTCTTAGATCTTTCGATACCTGTCTTTGAGACTTTGACATGCTTTCATGAAAGTCCGCCTGTTCCTTCATTCCTTCAAACTTGAGAGCGTCTTTGTACTTTACAGCTACCTTTTCACCCTTGACCATAATGGTGATCATTTCACCATTTGCGAGCGCCGTTTTCCTCTGCTCTTCTCCCAGAGCCTCGTAAGCTTTTGATAACCTTACGACTTCTTTTTCGTTCTTTAATCCCTTGGATCCAAGCTGCTCGGATGCGGCGACTCTTAGCTGAGAGTATCCTGTTTTCATTCCTGCGAGATCATCATCGCTAATGTCATCAGACTTAACCGAGGCATCTTTAAATTCTTTTTTTGCTTCCGTCGCTGCTTTAAGCTGCTCGGCGAGAATTGTGGCTTTTGCACTTGCTTTTGCCGCCTCGTCCCCTGTCTGAAACAATGCAGCCGCCATCGCTCCAATTGCCAGAGATATAGCACCGACCCACCCTAATGACCCTTGGAATGCAACCGCTGCCGCCTGAGCCGCCCTCGTCGCTGAGACGAAGCGCCATAACGCCATGACTGCCTGACCTAAAGTCGTCACCCACGTTGTAACTGTCGAGACAGCCCACAGGACAAGCATTGCCTTCCCTGCCTCGTAAAGCGCGGGAAGCATCTCGACGATCTTCTTCCCTGCTTCGATAACCTCTTGAATGGTTACAATGACCTTCGCGGCTATTTCGGCTTGGTTCTCGTTAAAGTACTCCGTCATTTCCCGCATACCCTGCTGGAAAGGACCGTTAGCCATCTCGCTCCCTGCAAGGTTCATAGCCTCAGACATGGAATTAATGATTCCAGTCACGCCAGAGTTATCATCCGTTCCGATTAGCTCCTTGAGCGGCGCCTTGAAGCTGTCGAACATGGTTAGCTGGAACTCTTGGAAGGCGCTCTTCATGATGGTGAAGCGCCCCTTCACAGTGTCCATCATTGCATTGTATGTCTTTTCCGTTGTTCCTGCTCCGTTGAACATCGCCTCGGTTAGCTCATGGTATTTGGTCGTACCATTTGCGAACTCCTCGGAGATCTTCTGAACAGAACCAGCCGCCCTCTTTCCGACGACAGCAGCCATATCCCCCATCGTCATCCCTGCCGCGCCAAGCGTTTTCATGACATGGGAGAAAGTCTTGACTTCTGGATTTACATCGTCCAGAGTGAGCCCGTATTTCTTGAGAGTCTTCTCAGCCTTTCGGGTTGGAGCAGCAAGCTGGATCATGGCTTGTCTGAACTGGGTTCCAGCCGTCGAGCCTTCCACACCGAGGTCTCTGAAAAGACCAAGCGCAGCGGATGTCTCTTCGATGCCCATTCCCATCCCTGCCGCGATGGTTCCTCCGTACCTCATCGCAGAGGTTAGATGCTCCATGTCCATCAAGGTTTTCTGCTGGACAATAGTGAAAGCGTCGGTCATTCGGGTAGCTTGGTCAGCGTTGAGTCCGAATTGCTTCATAGATGAAGCCATCAGATCCGTCGCTGCCGACATGGTCGAAGCGGATGCCCCCGCGAGCATTAGGGCAGGACCAGAGGCGCCGATAATCTGGTTTGCGTTAAGACCCGCTCTCGCGAGGTTCTGCATCGCATCCCCAGCCTGAGTCGCTGTATATGCCGTCTGAGACCCAAGACGACGAGCCTCATTAGTCAGAGACTGCATAGCCGCGACGCTTTTCTCGGACCCGTCAGTCGCCCCCATGATGGCGCTAACGGTCTTGATCGATTGCTCAAACTCGGCGCCAGTCTTGGCGGACTCTACTCCGAGCTTGACCATCGCAGCAGTCGCGACAGCAACACCAGCGACCAACCCCGTCGCCAATGTCTTCCCGAGCGTGTTCGCAGCGTTCCCGATTTTCCGAAAGCTTTTCTGAGCAAGAAGAGACTGGATTCTGAACTTTTTCGTGTCAAGCGTAAGCTCAAAGATCGCCTGTCCTAAAGTTACACTTTTACCAGCCATGTTCGCCCCAGATAAACCGCTTATGTTTTTTTAGCTTATTTCGTCGGACCCTGCACCTTCAGACCCGCCATTCCAATACTCCGCAACAAGTCATTTTCTTTCTGTTGCGGTGTCATGGCTTCCCTTAGTCTTCGCTGTGAATCAATGGATTTTTGCCGATTTTTTTTCTTTCCTTTTCCTCCGAATGCAGCAGCGACAGGCTCAAACACCATATTGATCATCTCTACTTTGTGCGTCATTATACACTCAGCAGTCAAATTAATATGGTCCCATGACCAGTCGAGGATCTGATCCAGAGAATAGCCAGAAGAAAGAAGAACTCCGAGAACTTCTTTCATGGAGTCGACAGGCTTTTTCTTTAGCTTGTTAGGGCGCTTAGAATCGTCAGAACGGACCCCGTCTTCTTCGCCACCCGTAAAAACAAAGGGACGATAGCACTGACCACCTCTTCGACCGAAAAGAGATCGATAGCGCTGGGCTCTTCATAGGCGACCCCCTTCTCCTTGGCTGTCGCCTCGGCGTTTGAGACCACCAGAGGGAAAGCTATGCTCATGCACCGACCAACCATCTCCAGAAGCTGCTCGTTAGCTGCAACCTTAAAGACGAGCGCTGGGAGGCTTAGCTCTTGAATGCTGGATACACCAAGATCGATGTCGGCGCAGGACTCAAGCTCGCGGATAATCTTGATCTGAGAGCGAGCGCTAATCTTCGTCGTGACGGTGTACTCTGTCCCAAAAATGTCGGTTATCGTAACGTCGTCAGGCGGGACGAGAGACTCCATAAGGGTTCTCATTCCGTCGATGGCTTCTTCTGCTCCTTCTGGCATGTCTGGCATTATGGCTTTTTGACTCATATATTTTCTCCTGTGTCTTCTCAAGAATAACACAAACGACGATATGAGCAACAGGACAGAAAAAAAATCTCCTTCATGCTTGCACTCTATCGCACCTTGTGTTATGATGTTTCTGTAACCAAAACGGAGAACCAATGAGCCAAGAAAACACCGAGCTTCTGGAGATGATAATCGCCGACCTTGTTGAGGAAGGTATGGAAAGCTATATTCCGCACCTCACCGAGAACCTAAAAAGATGGGTTGGATTTCTGTCAGATGCAGACCTTGCCGAGAAGATGAAGGAGATCGCATTCGGTGTCCAGTGTCTCGCATGGAATGAAAGGAGAGCCCCATGATATACGATCCAAAATGTCAGGAGAGCCGACTTGCTCTGGCTAACGCCATCGAGAATTATTTTGACTTCTCAAGCTGGACCATAAAAGAAGACAGGGAAAGAGGGACCATGGAAAGGGTTTACTCGTTCCAGTTGAAGAGCTACGAAAAGACGATCCCTGTCAGGGTGAAGATCTACACCTCTATCGACTTGAGATCTGGAGAGTGTCGGACAGTCGGAGCGGATGCAATTCGGATCTGCGCTGTCAGGCGTTACGACGACGGAAGCGTTCGCGGATTCATGAAGCACAGACGGATAAACAGGACAGGACAGATCCAGAGCATCATTAAGCGGATGGACTCCAAGATTAGAGCAATCCAGAGCGATGCTGTGAAAAAATGGAGCAATCCCGTATTCTGCTCAAGCTGTGGAGCGCCGACCTTCGTTTCCAAGAGCGGACGAGATGTCTGCTCCAAGCTGTGCTGGACGAAGAGCAAGGCAACGAAAAGGAGAAAATACAAAAAAACTTAAAATAATCCTTGACAGTAACGCAAGGTGTGTTATCTTATAAGTGTAAGACAGAGGTAACCACCAAATGACAATCAACTTCACAAAAGCCGAACTCGATAACCGCTTCGGCGACCACACTGAAGAGACCGTAATCCAAGCGGCTCGGATGTTCCTCATGATCAGCGAAAACGAACTCGCAGATCTTTCCTTCTCCATCGCGGAAGAAGGCGACACCCTCACCCTAACTATCGTTAACCACAGGAGATAGAAAATGAGCAAGACAGGACAATGGTTTTTTGAACTTCAGCAGCAACAGATCGAAGAAGGTAATTTTCATTTCGATCCCCCAGAGCTTTCCCCTGTTGACTTTGCAGAGTCACAGCCCGAATGGAATAGCGTATTTGGCGCCGCTATGCAGCTTGTAATGGAAGCCGCCGAGGATCTCGATGCAGGGAGAAGCATGGTCATCTTAGAGGCGTTCAACGCCGCGAGAGGGGTCGCTGTCGACGCTGTGATCGAAAAGCGCGAGCCAACCAGAGAAGAGGTTTTCGACGCTCTTGGACAGCCGCTCCTCGATGCTAACCCCTTCGGGATCGAAGACGGACAAGACCTTCCATTCTGAAACAGAAAAGGGGGCTTTCGCCCCCTTCTTTCCTCAGACCTTGGAGGTCTATGGAGTAGTAGACAGACGCTCAAATTTGATCAGGGATTCCTCTGCGCCCAGTGCGCTACCATACCAGTCATAGTCTGAACCGAGGACGATGAAATTGAACTCAAAAGAATGCTCTTCGGTAGCTGTGAAGGGGATCGCGAACCCACTTTCGGACTGGCACTTCCAAGCCTTGAGAAGCAGGGTGTTTCCGCTGGATGCCATCTTGTGCTGAAGCATGATCTGGCATTCGGTATTCAATGGGTTCCCTCCAAAAAAGAAACTCAGGGTAGTCATTGTCCCCGTTCCTGTGTTGGCGGTTGTCGTGGATCCTGCACCAAGAGCCCAGACAAATCGATCAAAGTCCCATTCGATGGAAGTGAAGGAGATGTTCACGCTCTGGGTCGTCACGAAGCTGTATTCGATAAGCTGGGGATTCCCTTGAACGATGTTCTTTTTCTCCGAGGTTAGCTCGACATTGACCCCGTCCTCGCCGATGTATCCGACATCTACAAGGAACTGCTCTCGGTTTGTTGCTCCGACGCTGGACACGTCTACCCAGTCGCACATGGAAACAATAGCGGGACCGAATGATATGTTATTGGTTGATCCTGTGGGTTTATTTAAAGCCATAATTCACCTCGATTAGAACTATTCTTTCACAGTATAAGCGAGATCGCATCACCCGTCCCCGACATTATCAATATATTGCTAACCCGCTGTGAACACTCGATAGGAACCACGCGCAAAATACGCCCGTATCTGGTCGTTGTAGCCCGTCAGAGGTCTTTCCGTCTCTACTGCCGTACCTGTCAGCGAAAGTCCCGTCACCGAAAGCTCAGAGGCGTTTAAGTGCTCATAAGCAGCCTGATAGATCTTCAGCGCTTCAGCTTGGCTCTTTCTGCTGTATCCGTAGACATGGAGGCTCACCATCTGAGAAGCCGACGCATAGTTCGCGGATCCTCCGTTAATGTCGATGATTATCAAGGGCATAACTACGGTCTCATTGTCGAAGTCGAAAAAATGAGACGTATGGCAGCGACCGTCGACCAGATCAAGGATCGCCGAGCTTCCAATTAGATGCTGCCTGACAAGCTGGAGAAGCGTTTCGATGTTGCTGGTCGCCATCAGTACACCCGCGAGAAAAAGGAGATCTGAAGCTGCTGGAGAACCGAGGGATCGGACATCGTCCGCCTAATGAGATCCCTGCCATGAAGGATCCGAGTCCCCTCGACGACATACTTGACATGATCCGCTTTTGGCTCCCAGACGACACGATAGCTCCACTGGTTAACGTGCTTCCCCACTATCGAAGACTGAACCTGCCCCGTATCCTTTCCGATCATGTATGGTCTGGTCTTGAAAGGCTGAGGAAGGCTTCCGACCTTGATCGGCGCACGCTTGGCGTATGGGTATCCCTGAGATCTCAAGGCTGCTTTTGATTGAGCGGGGGCTCCTGCTGCCTCTCTTGCTTTCTGAACTGCAAGCTTTCCCGCCTCCTTGAGAGCCTGAGAGGCTGCTCCAGACCTGCCGAGGAAAGCTCTTCTGAGCCTTCTCGGTATGTTGACGGACTGGATTACTGTAACCTTAGCTAACTTCTTCTTTGCCATCCTCTGCCTCCTCCAAGATGGTGAAAACACCTCTCTCGTCACAGGATATTCTATCATAGGGGAAGGGTGGCAATTCTATATCTTGACAGACGGTCCCATAGGTCTCGACCCTTGGATGGGGAGGAAACATTTCTTTGATAGCCTCGACCACAGTCGAAGCCCGTTCGACGAAGCCTTCGTTCTGCCTGCCGACCCTGTGAAGGGCTTGGACAAGCGTAGCCAATAGCTCCTGAGCCTGCACCGTCGCAAGCTCCCGATAAGGGAGATGCGAGCGCCCTCCGCTCATCATTCCCCGCTCAAAGCAGATCTTGGCTTGCTCATAGTTATCCTCGTTGACGAACTGGAGACCGAGAGCCGTCCAGCTTGCTGCATCAAAAGGATTCTCGTTAAGCTCAAGCAAAAGGATCCGAGTGTAGCGCTCAAGCTTGGTCCTCATGGATTCGGGATCCTGCGCGAGTCCTGTGTTGAATACTTCGATAGGAAAGCGCTGGACGTTAGGCTTGTTTCCACTTTCATGCAAGTCGCCCAAAACACCGTCAAAACCCTCATGGATTCGACCGTCCATTCTCATGACTGGATGCAGCCGAGACAGTCGGATGCTTTCCGATGTCGACCAGCTTCCTCCAGCGAGTTGGTTTCGGAACGTCGTAACAAACGCCCAGCAATCATTTATCTCGGCGCACCTTCGGAGCGAAGACTGCCATCTGTAGTCGTCAAGAACCATCTCATCAGGATCCGCAAAGACAGCCCAGCCCATCCCGTTATTTGGGAGAACGGAGTCAGGATCGCTCTGCGCGTTCTGCAAGTAATCGAGAGCCGCATTTCTGCATTTCGCGAGACCATCCTCCTCGATGAAGCGGGAAGCGATAACCTCGCAGTTAAAAAGCTTGGTTAGGATCGCGACCTTGTATCTCGGACCTGTCTTGTACTTCTTATTGAAGGTCTCCTCTCCCATTCCAATAATCTCCAGAGCGTCCTGATTATGGATCCAGCGCTGGTCTTTCTTCTTGAACTCCCCAGTCCAGACCATGAGAGAGCGGTCAGTTACAGAGTAGAAGTTATCCAGCCATATCCCGACACCGACAGGGGATTCCTTCTCATAACAGAGCATATATGAGCCGATTCCATTGGATGGATTGTATACGCTCACCTCTACCTTTTCCTGCTTTACAAGATGGTGATAGCTCTCTCCTCCGAGCATTGCGGGATTCTTTTCCTTGTCGATGTTCTGGTAGAAAGCGAACTTAGAAGCTCGATCAACGGATCGGATATATGAGAGATGCCGAAAGCGAATAGAAGAGACGCGCCCTGTAAGCTTGCAATGAGGCGGAGCGTTTCCACAGTGGAGCCCAAGCTCAGAACCTCCGACGATTCGATATGGCGCCGCCTTGTTAACCTTCCACAGCCTCGGTCCTATCATTCCAGAAAGAAGCCCAGTCGCGAATGGGGGATCGGTCCTTACAAGGTTCTGAGATTCCCAGTGGTTGATCCATCCTGTATGAAAGTATCGGACCAGAGGATCGGGATGGTGCAATTGACGCTGAAAGATTCGGCGAGTAATTCTGTCCTCTATGATCTCGTCTGAGTCTATGGACATAATGAAGTCAGCGCCAAGAGCTTCCGCCATTTCATGAGTGCGGTTTCTTTCGTCTCGCTCGTTGAAGCTTCCCTCCCATTTCTCAACCATGAGCGCGCCGTCTGGGACGAGAGTCTTCCATCTTGCATAGTCTGGATCTGCCATCTCAGAAGCGGACAGGAGAAGCTCTCTAAGCCAGTGGAGCATCGTCGGAGCATGTCCACCCTCTGAAGCCGAAAAGATGAGCTTATCGGTGTCTGGAAGCTGGTTAACAAGTACCCCGTCGTATGAGGTCAGAGCTTCGCTCGGAGAGTTAGTCAGCAGAACAGAAAAGCCGTCCAAGAACTTCGCCGCTCTGATAATGCTCTGCTTTAGCTGGATCAGATCGTTGATCGTCTTAATCGCGACCCTGTAGGCTCCGATCACTTTGTGGTCTTTCTGGGTCTCTTGAGCCCATTTCTCATAGTACACGCTTCGGTTTATGAGACCCTTAATAGACTCCGCGTATACTGTGTCCAGAGTCTGAGAGCCATGGTGGAAAACGAAAACGTCGGAGACGATCCCCATCATCCAGCCAGCGCTCTGGATGCGATAGCATAGATCGTTATCTTCGTATCCTCCGCAAGTGAAAACCTCGAAAAGCTGGTTCCCGACCATGAGAACGTCTTTCACCGCATCTCTTGAGATAGCCAAGCAGAGACCAGAGAGGAAGTCTGTGAAGTATACGTCCCCACAGTTCTCCATTTTAAAATTGCGAGCAAATTCAGATATTCCGACCTGATCAATTGCTTTTGCAGCATCGACTTTCTGACTTCCTGCGACCACATTGGAACAAGCGCCGACCATGCCCATCCCCTTCGACTTCGGAGATAGCTTCTTGAGCGGAAAGCTGTCCTTGTACCCAGCGGCAGACCTGCCCATGGTGTTGATCTCCTCGGTCCTCAGAGCCTGAGACATTCCGATTCTCCAGCCCTTGGTGAGGACCAGATCATCATTAAGAATAAAAAGGTCATCGGGGAGACCGCCGTTATCCATAATCCAATTGATCCCAGCATTTACGGCGCCGCCAAATCCCAGCGGACCATCTGCGAATATGGCTCGGATAGAGACATCCTTCGACGGGTTGCGCTTCTGGAACTCCTCAAGAAACTCGGACACCCGAAAGCGAGCGTCTTCCAGATCGTCCAATTGCGGATTCACTGAAAGGAGAAAGAGTCCTTTTCCTTCGGCGTTTTCTGCTGCCGAATGGATCATCGTTCTGGCGTGAGGAAGTCCCATCGTGGGAATAATGGCGACATAGGAAAGGTCTGCACAGTTCATTGATTGATACTCCATATCTTCGTTGCATCTAAGATATAGCATTGTCGGTTAGATCAGGCAAGAAAACAGCATCGAAAAATGTACGATGCCCAGTATTAAACCCCCTATGGATAAAATACCCGTAGGGTATTTATATCCTATAGGGGGATTTAATACCGAGCCTTCGATTCTTTTTTCAAACTTTTATTCGATGCCCTGCTCTGCAATTCAATTATTATTTTCATTTTTCTTTGCTGATTCTATTGACGTAACGCATCCTGTGTTATAAGCTATAATCATAACCAACGGAGATCACTCATGACTATGACAAGCGAACAACTGATGGCGACCGACACCCTCACCTACATTCTCGCGAGAAACGAGGAGACCCACAAGCGAGCAGCAGCAGAAGGCTGTAGCTTCTACGGAACCATCCCGACAGATGCCGACTATGTCGCTCAGTTCGCTAACGCTTACGACTACTGTCTTGACAGGGCTCGCGCAGCCTACTCAGACGCTCATAAAGAG